GGAACTGTTGGAGGTGCAGAAATGATTAAAGGTAAAAAAGTAACCATGAATGATAAGTATTATGTATCGGAGAAGAATAAAGGCAAGGTATTTAAGGCTGTCAGCGAGCCGTACAACATGTGTGGAACGATGGTTGTTAAATTAGAAGGATTTGCCGGATGCTATGCCTTGGATGGGTTGACGGAGGTGCCAGAACAAACTTGCGTGGAATATTGATGGAATAGAGTTGAAGTTATCAAGAAGTGGAGATGATGAAGAATGAGCGAAGAACTTAAACCGTGCCCGTTTTGTGGCAGTACAAAACTAAAGATAGACAAAAAATCTGTTTTGGACAGGCACACAGGGCTTGGAGTAAGACTTGAAAGACATACATATTCAGTTAGGTGCAATGTATGTCATGCAAGAGGTAGAAGTATTGGAGGTATTGTCGTTGATGAAAAAGATGCCTTAGCGAACTGTTATAAACATACAACAGATAAAGAATTGGCGGAAAGAGCAATAGCGGGATGGAACAGGAGGGCAAACGATGAGACTGATTGATGCTGATGCACTAAAGAAAGATTTAAAATCGGTTACTTTAAGCAATGGAACTTTAGTAAATACAAATGCAGTATTGTATTTACTAGAAGAATATCCGACGTCTTATGATGTAGACAAGGTTGTGGAGCAGTTGAGAAAATTGAAGAAAGCAGAGCAGGACAGACCAGATGATTGCGACGATGACGGATACGGAGACGGCGAACAGATCTACAATGACGGGAGAAGTCAGGGAAGATATGAAGCATTTGGCAAAGCTATCGAGATCGTGAAAGGCGGTGGAGTAGATGAATAAAGCAGTATTGATTATGGATATGCCGGAACAGGTGTGCCAGAAATGCACATTGTGCTATGAGACAGAGAATGATGACGAATATCTGTGCTGTGCGACAGGAAAACTTGTACCAGACAGAGAAAAGCCGGATTGGTGTCCGCTCCGGGAACTGCCAGAGAAATCAGATCATCCAGAGCATTGTGACAATGGAAGATTCGATGCAGGCTGGAACGCATGCTTAGATGCCATAGAGGGAGGTGCACATGGGAAAGAGCAGAGCGAGTAAGCTGAACGGCTACCGGAGTGCGGTAAGCCGGCAGAGAAACGATGTTTATAAGTTCAAGACCAAGAGAGGTAAGAAAAAATAAATCAGAAAGGAGCGGAGCTTCCCGGGAAGATGCGCATCGGCTCCTTTTGAAAGATGGATTTAGAAAAACAGGCAATAGATATACTATAGACATTTGCAGGAAATGAGCCGTACCAGCTCGGATATAGCGGAGGAAAAGACTCGGATGTGATTTTGCATCTGGCAAAAAAAGCGGGTGTTCCGTTCGTAGCGGTGCACAATTTGACAACAGTGGATGCGCCGGAAACTGTTAGGTATGTAAAAAGCAAGTCGGAAGTGCTGATAGAATACCCAAAGATGACAATGTGGCAGCTGATCGTAAAGCATAAGACACCGCCGACAAGGCGTTTCCGTTACTGTTGTGAAGAACTGAAAGAACGTAGCGGCGTAGGGAAGAAATTGATTACTGGCGTAAGAAAAGCAGAGAGCAGAAAAAGGGCACAGAATCAGGGCATTGTGACATTTACAAAGCCAAACAAAGAGATAAAGAAACGCGCCGATGATGAAAATTTTCAATCAACAGCGGCGGGAGGGGTGGTTGTGCTAAACTACGAAAATGCAGAAACGCGCCGAATGGTCGAAAGCTGCTACAGAACAAGTAAAACGTTGGTAAATCCAATCATCAATTGGGACAATGATTACTTGTGGTGGTACATACGACATGAGGGAATAGAGATAAATCCGTTGTATAACGGTGGTTGTCCGGGTGGATGTAGCAGGATTGGTTGTATAGGTTGTCCGATGGGCGGTAAAAGCAGACACAAAGAATTTGCGCAGTATCCAAAATACAAAGAAGCCTATATTAGAGCTTTTGACAGGATGCTGGAATACCGCAGACAGTGTGGAAATAAGGACGTAATAGGATGGAAAACAGCACAGGGAGTCTTTGATTGGTGGATGGAGGATAAAAACATAGATGGTCAGTACAGCATGGACTTCGATGGTATTGATCTGATTGGGTTCAACGAAAAAGGAAATTAAAGAAAGGAGCCGGAACCTATCCGGATAAAAGGCGCGCCGGGTTCCTTTTGAAAGAATGAAAGTAAAATGTGAAATTTACAGAGATTCAATGCAGAATTATAAAAAATACGGAATACCGAGTGCGCAATTAATTATCGCAGATGTTCCGTACAACGTAGGAAAAAACTTTTATGGCAGTAATCCGATGTGGTACAACGGCGGAGATAATAAAAACGGAGAAAGTAAGCTTGCAGGAAGAGCGGCATTTAATTCAGATTTTAACTTTAATCTCTATGAATATTTTCACTTCTGTTCGAAAATGCTCAAGAAAGAGCCGAAGAAAGCAGGGAACAGAGGAAGAAGTTCAGATGCGCCATGTATGATCGTTTTCTGCTCATTTGAACAAATGCTCACACTGATTGATGCAGCCAGGAAACATGGATTCATCCATTACATACCGCTTGTATTTGTGAAAAATTATAGTCCGCAGGTGCTTAAGGCAAATATGCGTGTGGTGGGAGCGACAGAATATGCACTTGTATTCTATCGAGACAAACTTCCGAAGTTCAGAAATGGTGCACAGTTTGATGAAAACGGTAAGACGATTCGGGGCACTGGGAAAATGATTTTTAACTGGTTCAGTTGGGAGAAAGACGGAAAAGATATTCCCAAAATCCACCCGGCACAAAAGCCAGTATCTGTTTTAAAAAAGCTAGTAGAGATATTTACAGATCCCGGTGATGTGGTAATTGATCCATGTTGTGGAAGCGGTAGCACATTAAGAGCGGCGGCGGAACTTGGAAGAAATGCATATGGATTTGAGATTGACCGCAATTTTTATACAGGAGCAAAAGAGAAAATGCTTGTGTTCGAAACTGATAATCAGATTAGTTTCGAGGATATTCCAGGGGTGCTGCCATGATACAGACAGCAGAAGATAAAGTGAAAGAGTACCGCCAGTGCATCCGCAGAGAAATAGAACACTGGAAAGTTATCAATCAGAACGGATGTAATGATCCGTTCTGGTCGGATGGATGCAACATGAATCTGGTGCGAAATCACATTATTTATTATCAGTCAAAGATCTATGAGGCCTGCACAGAAAATCAGTTGCCATTGCCAGATGAATATTATTTATCCATACCGCCGGAAGTGGACAATAATTATATGGCAAATCTTAAGCAGAAACCACGGGTGGAGAGATTGCGTCAGTTAGGGAGAATCATGACTGGACGCATTTACCAGTACGATGAGAACCAGATGAGTTTATTTTAGAACCAGATAACAAAACCAAGCGATCATCATACCACCTTCCGCGGTAGTATATGCGGCGGGTGGGAGATGATATGGAAAGAGAGGGGCACAGATGGATTGGAATTATGACATGGACAGTTGTCCGTTAGATACAAAGGTTTTCTTATTGTCAGCAAACGACAACCTACTTTTGCCACAGCGTGAATTTGTTGGCACTCTTATGCGCAAAGGACATTCTGTTACAAGAGGTAAGTGCTTTAGTGGAGATCCAGAGTATTTTTACAGAAGTAAAATTGTTACGTGGAAGAAATATAATATAGAAAGAGAGGGCAAGGATGCTCAATGGCAAGGTATATACAAAAAAGTGTGTGATCTGTGGGAAAGAATACAAATCAATATCAGTCAGAGCACTTACCTGTGGGAAACAATGCCGGGATGAGTACCACAGAAGAAAATATAGAGAAGATAGATCAGTAAAAACGTGCAATAACAATAGCATCAGTGAAGTTTTGGAAAAGGCACGTGAAGCCGGAATGAGTTATGGGAAATATGTAGCAATGGAAGATAAAAAAAGAAATCTTGATGGAGGTAGATTATGAAAATATCAATCACGTGTGACGGAGAGGAATTATTAGAAAGAGATTATGGAAGCTCTTGTGATTTGAGAGATTGTGTGCCTGTTGTTGGCGATGTTATAAATATTGGTCAATATAACGATGAAATAAAGAAGTGTGGTGGTAAGTTTAGTTCGGTTAGTAAAAACTATGTGGTAACAAAAAGATTATTTGATGTAGTAAAGGGATACAACGGCTCAACTAAAATAATATTGCACCTGTATGTGGACAAAGTTGAAAGGAGTGCAAAATGAAAAAGAAATTTATAGCAGTGATCATAACAGCAACACTCCTGATTGTCGGATGCAGTGATACAGCAAATGTCAGCGAGGGACAGGATAGGATGATGGAAAAGGTAGAAGATGAATGGGGATATGCCATTTATGTAGACAGAGACACCAATGTTATGTACATAAAAGGACTCGGAGACGGAGGAACTTTTACAGTAATGCTTAATGCTGATGGTACACCGAAGATCTGGCAGGGAGAAGAATAGAGCAAGCAAGTTTTAGAGGGGGAATGCGTGTGAATGAAAAAGAAGTATACGAGATCTGCATGGGTGTGGACAGCATTATAGCTGACAAACTGACAGAATCAATCGTTATTGGTACCAGTTATGACATGCTGGAAGCGCACTACGGCATTCTCCCGATCAGCAGGCGGAGTTTTTACCGGAGAAAAGGCACAGCGCAGAGACTTATGCGGCAGAGAATGGCGCATCTGGTAGAAGAAAAGAACGGACAGTATATGTTCGTATGGGGAAGAGAGGGATAGAAAATCTTCTAAATTGATAATTGAATAGTAACGATTGGAGTAGTATAATTTACACATCACTAATGCTGGAGGGGGATTGAGTATGTGTTTCAGAAAAGAGTATAAATGCTATAAAGGAAAAGACAGTGAGGACTGTTGCCAGAAAAGGGTTGATGAAGCAGTTGCGCACCGTACAACAATGATATTGTTGATTGCTTCAATAGCGTTAATGATATTGGCCCTTACAGTAAAAACAGCTGATAATAGTGTTTTTGTGGGACAGGTTTCCTTTGCAAGTACAGTTACATCAATAGTGTTATCTGTTATTGCGATTTGGATGAGCATAACAGGAGAAAGAAGTACAAACGAAATAAAAGAAAAGGTAAGTTCGTCAGTTGATAAATTAACAGAAACAACATGCAAATCTACAGCATTAACAGATGATTTGAAAAAAACGTTGGATAATCAAAACAAAAAATACGATGAAATAATAGAAAAAATGGAAGCTGTTGTTAGCAATGTTGAAGGAATGAATACTACTGTTGGGTCAATGAATAGTTTATTGAGCGAAATAGAGATGCCTACTAATAAAAATGGAGAAGAGTTTGATGAGCAAATATTGATAAAAATGGCTAATATGGTATTAGAATCTTTTCAAGGCTCAACTGCTGATAAAGGAAGGGAAAAGTTAAAATGCGCTTTAGCATTCACATATGAAAAAAAACTGAAGGATACAGTAGTTGGAGTAAATGATTTGGTAGATTATTTAGAGTCTCAATATGGAGAAGATGAAATTCAAGAAGCATATATTGATACTGGAATTGTTTATGTATTGGGGCGCTGTGGATTATTTAATAAAGTGAATAAAAATGATATGGAGAAATTGCTATACAGTTAATGAGAGACACCAACCACCAATCACGATGGTTGGTATTTTTTTACCCAAAACTTGGCACAAATCCTCTGATTGCTTGCTTTATAATTATAATATGAGGTCAAGAATACGGAGGGTGAATTGATGGAAACAGAACAGAAAAAGGAATATTTAAAAGAATACGAAAAAGCAGTGCGCCAGATGAAGCGCAGCGAGGAAAAGATAACAGAAATGCGTTTAAGCAAGATCATGCCATCCGCAGGCAATGATGGTATGCCACATGCACACAACAACACCGATTTATCCGGTTATGCCGCACTGCTGGATGAAGAGGAAAGACGGTACATGAAAGCCAGATACCACAGAATCAAACTGTGCAGGGAGATCACGGACAAGATAGAGTGCATGGATAATGAGGACGAAAAGGATGTGCTGATGTATCGTTACATAAGACTGATGAAGTGGGAGGATATCTGCGTGAAAATGGGATTATCATGGAGACGTACCCATTACATCCATAATGATGCATTGAAACATTTCAAAATTTAAAAGAGTGCATAGAAGTGCACACACAAAGTATGATATTGTTATACTGAACGAAAGGTTCAAAGGGAGATTGCTTCGGCAGTCTCTTTTTTATGCTCTCACAACTTAAGCGGCTCCATGAAATCCAGGGGAGCCGCGACCTCCGTATGAATGGAGTAACAGGATGAATAAAGAAAGATACAGTGATCCAACCGCTGAACAGGCGATTGCGCATGTTATGAAAGAATGCAGGGGAAAGAAGAAACAGGAAGGAAGTAGACCGGATGGCAAAAGGAAAATACGAATATTGGCTGACACCGGAAGGTTTACTGAAACTGGAAGGATGGGCGAGAGACGGATTAACTGATGAGCAGATCGCCCACAATATGGGGATATCAAGGGAAACATTGTCTCAATGGAGAAAAAAGTATTCTGACATTTCTGACACCCTAAAAAAGGGAAAGGAAGTTGTTGACAGAGAAGTAGAGAATGCTTTACTCCAAAAGGCACTTGGCTTTAAAGAAACTGTTCGAAAAGCAATTAAGTGCAAAGAAGTGAAATATGATAACGGAAAGCGCATCAGTGAGAAAGAGCACATTGAGTATGCAGAGGAAGAAGTATATGTGCCGCCGGACACCACCGCCCAGATCTTCTGGTTGAAGAACCGCCGTCCGGACAAATGGAAAGACAAGCAGGATGTTCAGGTATCTGGTACTCTGGAAGCAGAGCAGACTAAGCTGGATGATCTGATCAGGCAGATGCGTGGTGATGGATAATGAGCAGCCAAAGGCTGATTTTATCAGATAAATATCAGGACTTTATCAGGCATAATGCTCCAGTGGAAATGCTTGAGGGCGTGACGGCGGCGGGCAAGACCACAGTCGGCATATTTAAGTTCATGCTTAAGGTTGCAGAGTCTCCAAAGAAGTATCACATCATTGCATCAAAAGATACCGGAACAGCAGAAAAAAATATCATCAACAAAGATCTTGGAATCATAGATGATTTTGGAATCCTTACAACCTATAACGGCAACGGAACCAAGGATGAGAAGATACCGCATATCCTTTACCGGACCAGTAACGGAGAGAAAATTGTATATGTGATGGGTTACGGGGATAAAAAGAAATGGCAGAAAGCACTTGGCGGTCAGTATGGATGTCTGTATATTGACGAGATAAACACAGCAGACATTGACTTTGTTCGTGAGGCAGTCATGAGAGCGGATTATACCATGGGGACATTGAACCCGGATGATCCGAGCCTGCCAGTGTATAAGGAGTACATCAACTGTTGCCGCCCATTGGAACGGTATAAGAATGATGCACCAAGAGAGATCAATGAGTTATTGACAGAGCCGGAAAAGGCTGGGTGGACACACTGGTTTTTTAATTTTAAAGATAACTGGGGACTTCCACCCGAAAAGATAGAACAGATTAAGATGAATGTGCCTGAGGGGACAAAGTTATGGAAAAATAAGATCCTTGGATTACGAGGCAGAGCAACAGGCCTTGTATTTAGTAATTTCAGTAGAAAAAAGCATGTTGTAACGAAAGAATATGCAAAACAGTTTGTAAGGGACAGGCACCGGGTAGATCAGAAAGAATGGTTCGAATGGTTTACCGCCGGACTGGATACCGCGTATTCAACAGAAAGTCCGGATACCATAGCAATGAGTTATATGGGAATCACGAATTATGGAAGATTGTTTGTTCTGGATGAAAAGGTATATAACAATGCCAATATAGAAAATCCCATAGCACCATCGGATACCGTAAAGAATTATATTGATTTTCTGGAACGGAATAGAAAGGAATGGGGATTTGCAAAAAATGTATTTGTGGATTCCGCAGACCAGGCAACCCTGACAGAATTTACAAAGTACAAGCGGCTGCATAATGACTGTATGTATCTTTTTAACAATGCCTATAAAAAAGTCGAGATTATCGACAGAATCAATTTACAGCTTGGCTGGCTTTCCTATAACGAAAATGGGAAAGAGCCAAGCTATTTTATTGTCGAAACCTGCACTAATTATATACATGAGATGGAGGTATACAGTTGGCAGGAAGATAAAGATAATACGCCAGAGGACGGCAATGACCATATGATTAACAGCACACAGTATGGATGGATTCCGTACCGTGAAAAGATTGGAGTGAAACGAAATGAAGGTGGTGGATAAAATGGCAGACAGTATCAGAAGAGGTATCCGGAGTTTTTTACAGATTGAACCGGCACAGCAGAATGTATTTATGATTACGGAGCATTTGGATTTTAATGCGAATGCCGCAAAGAACCGTATCTGGTACAGGGGAAATGCGGATGAACTCAGTCAGTTGTATAAGAATCTTCCGGGAGAGGGAAACACAACCCGCTTTTGGGCGGTCGTGCCAACGATCGGAATGGAGATAGAGAAAAACCATACCGGTATTCCTGGAATCATCGTTGATACTTTGGCTGCTATCGTTGTGGCTGATATGAATGGCGTAGAGGTTCAGGGCAAGTATCAGAGTATCTGGGATGATATTGCAAAAGATAATCAGTTTGAGAATCTGATAGAGGATGCGGTTGCAGAAACATTGGTGGTTGGAGACGGGGCATTTCGGATTAGCTTTGACCCGGAGCTATCACAGCTTCCAATCTTAGAATTTGTACCGGGAGATCAGGTAGATTTCGTGTACAGCAGAAATCGTCTGAAAGAGATCGTATTTCGGACAGAGTATGTGTATAACAGTCAGAAATACACTTTGGAAGAGACTTATGGAAAGAAATATATACACAGTACTTTGCTACAAGGTGGCAAGGAGATTCCGCTTAATTACATCCCGGATACAGCAAATTTAAAGCCAGCGATCACATGGCAGGATGATTTTATGATGGCAGTGCAATTTAAAGTATTTAAGAGCAGCCGGTATAAAAACCGTGGCGGCTCTATTTTTGACAAGAAAGCAGACAGCTTTGATAACCTGGATGAGTGCTGGTCACAGTGGATGGATGCACTCAGAAAGGCAAGAAGCAAAGAATATATCCCAGAAGGTTTACTTCCGAGGAATCCCAATACAGGAGAGGTATTGAAGCCAAATGCCTTTGATAACGCGTATATGCAGCGCGATACCAATATGAGTGAGGGAGCCGCAGCGAAAATTGATCTGGTGCAGCCGACAATTCCAACAGACAGTTATCTAAGCACTTATACAACGGCATTGGATCTTTGCCTGCAGGGTGTGATAAGTCCGTCCACGCTTGGAATTGATGTGAAAAAGCTGGATAATGCAGAAGCACAGCGGGAGAAAGAAAAGGCAACGCTGTATACCAGAAACAAGATTGTGGATGCCCTTCAGAATGTTCTCCCACAGCTGGTAGATGCGGCACTGAAAGCATATGCCACTTGGAACAAACAGACAGTTGAGGACATAGATGCAGATATTCCGTTTGGGGAATATGCAAACCCGTCATTTGAAAGCCAGGTGGAAACGGTGGCAAAGGCGAGAACGGGGCAGATCATGTCGATTGAAGCGTCTGTGGAAGAACTGTATGGAGATTCCAGAGACGATCAGTGGAAAATGGAAGAGGTTGCAAGACTTAAGGCAGAACAGGGCATACAGGATATGGAAGAGCCTGAAATAGATATAGACGCTGTTGATATTGAGGATGAGGAAGGAGATCTAAAAGATGGAGGTAAAAATAGCGAACCGGATATACCGGATGAGCAAAAAGGAGTATCAGGGACTGCTAAAGATAGCAAGCGAACAGGTAAAGATGGGGATCTACGCGGTGGAAAAGAATAATTACGCGGAACTTAGGTGTGATAAATGCAGCAGTGTCACGAAAGTAAAAGAATTAACCAGACAGTATCGGCAGCAGGGATTTAAAGTACATGCGAACGGCAGGTAGTTAGATGGCAAAGATTAATGATACATATGATATCGGCGGAGCTTTTGAAGCGGTTGAAAATGAACTGATGGCTTCCATGATACGGAATATGAAAAGGCACCGTATCGAAGAGATCGACGAGAAAAAAGAGTGGGAAATGTGGCAGGCATTACAGCTTAAATCATTGGAACAGTACAAAAAGACCAATGCGAAAAGGTTTCAAAACCAGTTCCGTAAAATCAATGGTCAGATAGAATCGCTGCTTTATGCTGCCAGAGAGCAGGGCGGTATGGAACAGGAAATGAAGATTCTCCGGGCAATAAAAAAAGGATTTCGACCGCCAAAACAGAGAACCGGATCTGTCGCAACAACGGCAGAGTTCTTTAAGCTGAATGATCGGAAACTGGAAGCCTTAATCAAAGCCACACAGAACGACTTTCAGAAAGCCGAAACAGCAGTGCTTCGAATGGCAAACGACCAGTACCGTAAGATTATATACAATGCGCAGGTATATGCCAATACAGGCGCAGGGACATATGAGAAAGCAGTGGATATGGCAACAAAGGATTTCTTGAGCCGTGGGATCAATTGCATTGAATATGCGAATGGGGCACGCCATACCATAGCAGATTATGCGGCAATGGCGATTCGGACAGCCAGCAAGCGCGCATACCTGCAGGGCGAAGGGGAAATGCGGAAAGAATGGGGTATATCCACGGTTATCATGAATAAGCGCGGAAACCCATGCCCGAAGTGTCTTCCGTTTGTGGGTAAGGTATTAATTGATGATGTGTGGAGCGGTGGCAAGGCTTCAGATGGTCCTTATCCGCTGATGTCATCGGCAATCGCAGCTGGACTATATCATCCACGGTGTAAGGATATCCACACAACTTACTTTGAGGGAATCAGTACACCGCCGGACAGTAAGTTTACCAGACAGGAGATCAGGAAGATCGAGGACGGCTATCGTGCAGAGCAGAAGCGGAAGTATGCAAAACGGCAGGCAGACAGGTTTGGGAGATTGGCGGAGTACTCACTGGATGAAGGAAATCAAGAGAAATACCGGAGAAAGGAAGGAATTTGGAAAAATGTTACATATGAGTTAAAAAATATTGTTTCAGGAGGGATGGAAAAACGAATTAAAGAATTTAATAATAGTCTGGATAATATATCAGACTATAACGTGCAAACATTACTTTCTCAGGCACAACATCGCGTAAAAATAAAAATATCCGATAGTAAAAAATCATATTTTGATCGAAATAAAGAGATTGTTTACATTGCAAAATCGACTGAAAATGGAACCATTGCACATGAATTATTTCATGAAATAGACAATACATATCGGATTACAGAAAGCGGGATGCTGAAAGAAAGCATCCAAAAAGATTATCAACGTTTGCAAAGTTTTTCGTCTGGCTATGGAACTGATATAAAAAATATGCTATATTCAAAATACAAAGAGACTTTTACCGAGGGAAGAAATGGCATAAAATTAAGACCAGAGTATAGAGGAATATCTGATATTTTAAATGGAATGTCTGATGGAAAAATTAACTTAGGATATATTCATAGTAAAGAATACTGGAAAAGGGATAAAGCGGTAGAAGCAGAGACGTGGGCGCAATTTGGCAGAATTTTATATGATCAAAACGAAGAGGTCATGGATATGTTGAAATTTGTTTGCCCTAATACATACGAAGAAGTAATGAGTACTTTGAAAGGGATGATAAAATAATGTGGCATGGCAGCATGACGAAAGAATTAGAAAATTTATATGATCAATATTATAAAATGTTTGGGGTAGAACCTGATGGATATCAGGAGGTTGATTATGGTCAGGAAGAATATAGTGATTATGTAAAGGATATAAAGACCGCAATAGAAAACAATACAGAATTACCGGACATCTATGAGTAGTACCACCAGTCAGAAATGATATGGTGGTACTTTTATACCCAAAATCAATAGTTGCACCGGTACAACCCGGAGCAAAGATGAAAGAAAACAAACAGCCGCAGGGCTGTTATTTTTATGCCCGAAGGCATACCGAACAACATGTTCGATAAAAAACTACGCGGAGACACCGGAGCACACAACTGAGTGAGACACACATAAAACTGGACAGGGAGACACCCTAACAACTGAAAGGAGACACTATGAAACAGAACACATTACCGTTTAACTTGCAGTTCTTTGCCGAAGGTGCTGGAGATGCAGGTGCAAGCACAGGTGCCGGAGCAGGCACAGATCAGCAGACAGGACAGCAAACGCAGCCGTTTGAGTTCGATTATGAGAAGCTGGCTTCTATCGTGACTGGAAAACAGAATGTCACAGAAGATACCGTGCTGAAAAATTATTTTAAACAGCAGGGATTGTCACAGGATGAAGCGGCACAGGCAATGCAGCAGTTTAAAGAGCAGAAAGCAAAGAACACACCGGATGTCAGTGCAATGCAGACACAGCTCTCGCAGGCACAGACGATTGCACAGAAAGCTGAGGTGGAGAAAGCGGCTGTATTAGAAGCGGTGGAACTTGGTCTGAACGCAAAGACTATCCCATATGTCCTTAAGATGGCAGATCTGTCAAATGTTACCGGGCAGGATGGAAAAGTGAACACGGAGAGCTTAAAAAATGCCATTAACAAGGTGCTGGAAGATGTACCACAGTTAAAACCGGCACAGGAGTCACAGAGAGGATTCCAGATCGGCGGTAGTGGTGGAGAACAGCAGACCGCACAGAGCGATCAGCTTGCGTCAATTTTTGGCAACAAAAAATAAGAAAAGAGGTAGAAAAGTATGTCAGTATATGATTATGCAGAATTATTTGCACAGCAGTTAGCACAGAAGTACAGCAGGGAGATGGTGTCAAACGATCTGACATTATCAAATCAGGGCATTAAGTTCCTGAATGCGCAGACAATCAAGATTCCTAGATTAACAGTTTCCGGTTATAAGGATCACAACCGCAGCACCATGGGATTTAATACCGGAACTGTAACAAATGACTGGGAGCCGAAGAAACTGTCCCACGACAGGGATATTGAGATCCCGATTGACCCGATGGATATTGATGAGACAAATCTTGTAGTAGAGATGGCGAATATCCAGAATGTGTTTGAGGAAGAGCAGGCAATCCCGGAAAAGGACAGCTACCGTTTTTCGAAATTGTACGCAGAGGCAAAGACTTATGCTTCCGCAGGTGCAGTGATCGATCACACTGTGCTTACAGCAGCAAGCATTCTCGAATGGTTCGATGAGCAGATGGCGATCATGGATGATAAATCGGTACCGCAGGAAGGAAGAATCCTGTATGTGACATCTGCGGTCAATAAGATTTTAAAGAGCGCGGAGGGAATCACCAGAACGATCAGTGCGGGCGCAGCAGGTGTTATTGATCGCCGGGTACACGGCTTAGATGATGTTGCAATTAAGACCGTACCATCTGCAAGATTCAAAACAAAATATGAATTTACAGATGGATGCGTGCCGGCAGCAGCGGCAAAACAGATCAATATGATGCTTGTACATCCGTCCTGTGTCATTTCCCGTGACAAATATGCATATATGAAGCTGTTTACACCGGGCAGTGATTCCCGTACAGCAGACAAGTATGTATACCAGAACAGATACTATACAGACACTTTCCTGATCGAAAGAAAATCCTGTGGTATCGCCATCAATGCAGAATCGGAGGACTAAGATATGACAGCAGAAAAGGACAATAAGGTTTATACCATTGATGAAAGCACGAAAGACCGCTATGTGGCAGAAGGGTACGACATCAGAGATGATGATGGAAAAGTGATCGCATATGGCAAAGGAAAGACGGTTCCTTATGAGAAATACCAGTGCGTATTACAGGAATTGGAATCCTTAAAGACCGAGAAACAGAAGGGCGAAAAGGGTGCTGCAAAAAAGCCTAAGGAAGAGGATGCGTAATGTATCAGCCTTACGCGGATGCGGCGTACTATGCGGATGTGTATGGCGGTGACACGATCCCGGAAGAGGACATCGAGAAATGTTTGCGGACAGCCAGCCGCCACATTGATTCCCTGACCTATAACCGCATTGTGGGTCGGGGAATTGAAAATCTTACAGAGTTTCAGCAGGATATCATACGGGAAGTATGTTGCGAGATGGCAGATTTTGAGTATGAGAATGCAGACATGATCCAGAGTGTATTGCAAAATTACTCGATCAACGGTGTGACAATGGGATTTGGAAGTTCGTGGAACTTGCGGACAATCTCCGGCGTTGCAGTGAGAGCAGACACCTATGATAAATTATCGCAGACTGGCTTATGCCAGTTGGTATTGAGAGGGCGGTGGTAAGATGAAATATCCATGTCTGGTTTATAAAAGATTCTGCAAAACAGAAGTCCATGTGGAAATAGAACCGGAAGGACTGGATGTGTACGGGTGCCCGCTCCCGTCTACTGTTTTTGATGGAAAATGTAACTATCAGGATAAGGCAAAGACGATCCTGACCGCTGAAAAGAAACTGATCGAAGTGACTGGTACGGCATTATTCCCTGGGGACATTGCACCGGATCTGCCGGTAATCAGCGGCGGTATGGTTACAATATTTGGTGTGGAGCGCAAGATTGTGCAGGGAACAAAAGCAAGGAACCCGGATGGCACAGTAAATTACACAGGATTGGAGCTGATATGATGAGAGTAACATCACAGGTGAAGATAAACAGCAGCCGTATCAAACAGCTTACACAGGCAGCAGTGACTTCTTTGGAACAGACGGCAGAAGCATTGCATACAGAGGTGGTCCAGGCGCAGGTGGTTCCGTTTCGTACAGGAGCATTACAGAATGAATCCATGTTTCTTGACAGGTCTGAGGCAAAAAGTGGAAAAGTAACACTGGTTCACAGTACACCTTATGCAAGGCGTGTATATTTCCACCCGGAATATCATTTCAAGAAAGATGAAAACCCGAATGCAAAAGGTAAATGGTTTGAGGACTGGATGTCCGGCGGCAGATATGAAAATTTTGCTCCGGATACATTTAAGGAAATATACAGGAGGAACGCAGGGTTATGATCACATTGAATGATATCAGGGATTATATTGCAGGACTGGGGATTACTGACGATGATCATTGTTATTGCGGTAAGATGCCAGGGAAGAAAGAAAAGTCGATTGGCACTTATCCATTAAAGAACAGACCACCAAATAAAATACCGTTAGGTGGTATAGAAAATGCATCCTATAGCACAAAAGCTATTTCATTCCTGGTGCATTGGAATAAGATCCCATCAGAGAGTGAAGAGGCGGCAAATGCCTTGCAGGAAGCATTGCAGAATTGTGAAAACGTAACGATTAACGGGCAGACGATCAAATTTATAAATATTACTTACAGTGAACCAATTCCGGTAGATACGGATGAAAATGGTATTTATGAATATGTGATCGAATGTCTTTTTTATTATGAAAGGAAAAAGTAAATATGGGAAACACAAAGACTTCGGGAGTATATCCATGTTATAAAAACCAGTTTAGCGTGGGTGCTTCGAAAGAATCTGCAACAGGGATTGCGGATGCAGAAACATTCGGCGTTTCTTTTGACAATGGCGTGGAAGAATGGAACCCGTTTGATACAGAGGGATGGACCAGAAGATTGCAGACATCCAAGAGTATTACAATTTCAGTAACTGCAAAAAGAAATGTGGGCGATACAGGAAATGATTTTGTTGCCGGTAAGGCGTTTTTAAATGGTCGCGATACGGAAGGTTATTTTGCATGGAACTTCCCGGATGGGACAGTCGTTGCATTCGAACAGGCAGTGTATAACGTGACCAATATCAGTGCCGGGGATTCCACGGCCGTTGCACCACTGGAATTTGATGTTATGAGTAACGGAAAACCGACGATTACACTTCCAACGTCATTAACATCGTCGGCATCAGCCACACCAGTAAATAAATAAAATAAACACAAGGGCTGTGCACTAAGGTGCATGGCTCTTTCTTTTAGGAGGAAATAGAATGGCAAAAGTGATTGATATTACAGAAAAACTGGATTTTGATTCAAATCCGAAATTGGTAATTAAAGGTAAAGAAGTAGAGGTTAATGCGGATGCGGAAACCGTATTGAAGATCATGGGTAAATTTGGAGAAAAAGGTGACGCATCCCCCAAAGCTATTTTGTCTATGTACGAACTGATTTTTTCTGACAGATCCAGAAAAGAATTAGAAAAAATGAAGCTGTCATTTAAGGATTTAACAACAGTGGTGCATGCAGCTATGGAACTTATCATCGGCGAGGATGAAGCCGAGGGGGAGCAGTGACCCGTATTATGACCTGTTAGAGGACTTTGATTTAGTTGTGGCATCATTCCAGACACAATACGGGATTCGTCTTTCAAGAGAACTGAAAGATATGAAGTGGAATGAATTCTGCATGCTCCTGTCCGGTATGCAGCCGGAAACACCGCTGGGGCGCATTGTATCAATACGCGCAGAGGACGACAAAGAGGTATTAAAGCACTTTTCAAAAGAGCAGAAACGGATCCGAAGCGAGTGGAGAAACAAGCGCGCCAAGATGGTACCTGTGAATGACAGAGACACCTTTTTAGAGCAGATGAAACAGGCATTCATCAAGATGGCGGGAGGCGTGGAGCAATAGAGAAGATAAAACAGAAAGGCAGGTGAGAAATACGGGCGAAAGTGTAGGAGAGATCGGACTTGATCTTGTTGTAAATGAAGGCAGTTTTAAAAGGCAGATGGCCGGAATTAACAGCCTTGCGAAAAAGGCAGGTGTTGCCCTCGCCGCTGCTTTTTCTGTAAAGAAGCTGATTGACTTCGGGAAAGAATGTTTGGAACTGGGATCTGATCTGGCAGAGGTACAGAACGTTGTTGATGTAACGTTTCCATCTATGGCAACGCAGGTGGATAAATTTGCAAAAAGCGCAATGACATCGTTCGGTTTATCAGAGACCATGGCAAAGCAATACACAGGTACTTTTGGTGCAATGGCGAAGGCTTTCGGGTTTACGGAACAGGCTGCCTATGACATGAGTACCACACTGACCGGGCTTGCCGGGGATGTGGCATCTTTCTATAACATATCGCAGGATGAAGCATACACGAAGTTAAAATCAGTATTTTCCGGTGAGACAGAGACGCTAAAAGATCTGGGTGTCGTAATGACGCAGAACGCATTGGATGCTTATGCACTGGCAAACGGTTATGGCAAGACGACTGCTAAAATGTCAGAGCTTGAAAAGGTATCTCTGCGGTATGCATTTGTACAAGATCAGTTGACTGCAGCAACCGGGGATTTTGCCAGGACATCTGACTCATGGGCAAATCAGGTCCGCATCATGAAATTGCAGATGCAGTCCTTTATGGCTACGGTTGGTCAGGGACTCATTAATATTTTTACACCAGTCATTAAAGTCATTAATGTGGTAATCGGTAAACTCATGACTCTGGCGAATGCGTTTAAAGCATTTACAGAGCTGGTTATGGGGAAAAAATCGGCAGGTGCACAGGTAACCGGAACAGGAAAACAGGCAACTGACAGTTTAAACAGTGCTGCAGGCGCGGCAAATAATTTGGCAGACTCTACAACGGGGGCGGGAAAAGCAGCAAAGAAAACTGCAAAAGAAATGCGCTCTCTGATGGGATTCGATGTAGTAAGTAAACTGGATAGTAATTCAGATTCTAATACGGATTCGGATAGTAGTTCTAATTCGGGTGGCGCAGGAGGCGGTGGAATTTCCGGTGCTGATCTGGGAACGGGCGCATTGTCGGAGATGGATAGTGCTACCAGCGCATTTGCTGAAAAGATGGCTGACTATTTCGAGAAGATCAAAAAGGCAATAGAGCCAACAACAACAGCACTGAAAAATCTCTGGGATAATGGTTTAAAAAAGCTTGGTACATTTACATGGAATGCACTAAAAGATTTTTATGAACACTTTCTTCTCCCAGTTGGGAAATGGGTATTGGGGAAAGGATTACCTGAGTTTATCAATACTTTGAATGATGGGTTAATGAAGATTGATTTTAATAAGATCAATGATTCATTAAAAAAACTGTGGGATGCACTTACACCATTTGCCATTAACGTTGGCGAAGGGTTACTGTGGTTTTGGAAAAATGTATTAGTTCCACTTGGAACATGGACCATGAATGAAGTGGTTCCAAGATTCCTGGATACTTTAAGTTCCGCCATAAAAATATTAAACAGTGTTATTGATGCTTTAAAGCCGCTTTTCCAGTGGTTTTGGGATAAAGTACTGGAGCCTTTGGCGAAATGGGCGGCAGATACATTTTTAAGCGCATGGGATGCAATTAATGATGTTTTGAAAAAATTTAGTGATTGGTGCAGTGAGAATCCAGATACAATTCGAACTATCACGGAAGTTGTGGGTGCTTTCTTTCTAGCATGGAAAGTAACCGAACTTTTAGCCTTTATAGAACAATCTGGAGGGGTTATAGGTGCGCTAAAGCTGATAAAAGATGCTCTGATCGGGACGACAGCGGCGAAAATTGCGGATAAAGCGGAGACTATTGCACTAACAGCAATGTATGCGAAAGACTTTGTAGTTAATCTGGCAAAAGGTACAGCGGAACTGATAAAACAGGCTGCCCAGTTTGCAATCAATACAGCACGAAAAATTGCTGATACCGCCGCACAGATTGCACAGACTGCCGCTACCGTGGCGTGGAATGCAGTATGTGCGATTGCAACAGCAGTCACAACAGCACTTGGAGCGGCTTTTACATTTTTAACAAGTCCGATTGGCTTGGTTATTATCGCAATCGGTTTATTAATTGCTGCTGGTGTTATGCTTTATAAACACTGGGATGAGATCAGTGCGAAGGCAAAAGAAATATGGGAAGCCATAAAAAATGCAATATCAGTAAAGATAGAGGCTGCAAAAATAAAAATAACGAGTGTGATTGCAGCGATCAAAACATTCTGGTCATCGTCGTGGGATGCAATAAAACAGAAAGTCAGCAGCATATGGGATGCTGTGAAAACAGTGATTTCAATGCGGATCACATTGATTAAAAATACCATTACAGCAATACTTTCTGCGATAAAAGCAGTGTGGGGACAGTCATGGAATGCCATGAAAACCACAGTAACAAATGTTTTTCAGGGAATCTGGTCAACGATTAAAAAGATTATCAACAGTATTCTCGGTGGAATAGAAAAGATGGCAAATGGAGTTGTTGATGGAATCAATACAGTTATCCGGGCACTGAACAATTTATCGTTCACAACACCGGACTGGCTGCCAGGCGGACTTGGTGGAAAATCATTCGGATTTAATATTGGCGAAATGTCAAAGGTAAGCCTGCCGAGACTGGCACAAGGTGGTTATGTGAAACCAAACACTCCACAGCTTGCCATGATCGGAGACAACAGACATCAGGGAGAGGTTGTTGCACCTGAGGATAAATTAGAAGAAATGGCAATGCAGGCGGTTAAAAACGCATCTGTTGCCGGTGGAATCACACGGGATGAATTAGAGAAGATAATCAATAATGCAGTTATGAGAATTGTTTCTGCTTTATATTCAATGGGATTTAACATCAATGGAGAACAACTTGCAAAGGCAGAAAAAATGATCCAGACAGGAATAGACCGCAGATTCAACACGGCAGAGATCGTATAGGAGGCAGACATGTTTTTATTAAAGTGTGGAAATACAGATCTTCCGGGGCCTGTAAAAATGTCAATTAATGACGAAATCATCTGGTCATCTGATACCGGAAGAACGTTGGACGGTACCATGATGGGAGATGTTGTTGCAGAAAAGAAGAATCTGAAAATAGATTGGTCATGGCTTACCGCACAGCAGGCGGCTCTGATAAAGAGCCAGCTTGTTACCGGGTTCTTTCCAATCACATTTCAGGATTATGGCACAAATGTGACAATAGAAAGTTATCGCGGGACGATCAGCAAGGATGTGGGCGGCTATATTGGAGACGGAGTTTTTTATTATAAAAGTGTTTCCGTGGATATTGTTCAAAGGTAGGTAAAAGTATGATTGCATCAAGCATGGCATATAAAAAAGCGATAAGGGGCAGCAGGATCATGTCGATACATGATCAATATATATTTGCAGATGGTAGTAAGCCTGATATCGGAACAACCGATTTTATGAAGTATGAAATCAATGAAGCTGTAAGCGAGCAGAGCACATTTTCCATCGGTGCAGCAGTCATTAAGAAATACACAGCAACGCTCAACAACATGGAAGAAAAATTTAGTGACTTTGACTTTGAAGGATTGGATATCTTAGCGAGAGTAGGAGTGTTATTGGAAGATGGAACAACGGAGATCATATCAAAAGGCAAATACAGGTGTGTAAATGCAAAACTGAATGAAAGTACCATCGATCTTGAGGCATACGACAGTATGCTTTTTTTTGACCGGCCATATTCTGAAAGTACATTACAGTACCCTGTAACAATTACACAGATCATCAATGATGCATGTATGTGTTGTCAGATGGCAGTGGATGCTAAAACTATTCCGTGGGGAGAGCATATTATTAAAAATCGCCCAGATGATAAAAATCTGACATTCCGGGATGTGCTAGGATATTGTGCGCAGATTATGTGCTGCTATGCAAAGATAGATTATCTTGATAAGCTTTCATTCGGGTGGTATGAATTCGATACATTAGAAAAACTGCAGAATGGATATGACGGTGGAGAACTTGCGGATTATACGACCGGGGATAAACTAGACGGTGGTAATTTCAAAGATTACAGTACAGGGAATTCTTATGATAGTGGCAGTTTTCGTGACACTCATGCATATCATCATTTTTATTCATTGGGAAGCCAGAGTATCAACACAGATGATATTGTCGTGACAGGAATAAAGATAACATCCGAAAAGTCAGGGGATTCGGAAGAAGAAAGTTATATGTATGGAAGTGATGGTTATGTTCTTTCTATTGAGAAGAATCCATTAATCCAGACAGGAGACACACAGGCAGTCGCAGATTATATCGGCAAAAAGATGGTAGGCAAGAGATTCCGGCCACTAAGCATTTCCTGCCAGTCAGATCCGTGCATAGAAGCGGGGGACTGCGCCTGTGTGACGGATAGAAAGCAGAGAACTTTTTTTAGTGTGATTTCCAATACCACATTTTCGGTTGGTTCCATGCAGAAAGTTGAGTGTACGGCAGAAACACCAACGGAAAATAATTATACAAAGTACAGTGCGACCACAAAGCTACTTGATGCTGCAGACCGCAATGCAAAAAGAGGATTATCCAGTTATGACATTGCAGTCAAAAGACTTACGGACCTCATGACACAATCGTTCGGTTTGTATAAGACCGAGGAAGTGCAGGAAGATGGATCTATTATTTTTTATATGCATAATAAGCCGGAACTTTCTGCCAGTTCGACTATATGGAAAATGACAGCAGATGCCTTTGCGGTAAGTACAGATGGTGGAAAGACTTGGAATGCCGGTATGGATTCACAAGGGAATGCCGTTGTAACGATTCTGAATGCGATAGGTGTGAATGCTGACTGGATCGATACCGGGGATCTGATTGTGGGAGGTAAAGATCACAATACGGATGGATCTATAAGAATTTATGATAAAGATGGAAAAATAATCGGGATATTAAATAAAGATGGTATTGATCTGAATGGATCGTTTCACAGTAGTGGAGTGTGGACGGAAGATGGAAATACAGTAAACTGTGATATTTCAATTAAAAATGGAATATTAACTATGAAAGCAAATGATGCGGATAATAGTACATGTGTAATAGGTATTCGCTATAGTCTACCACATATTTATATAGGAAATAATAAGTTCTGTTCTGAAATTACAGAAGATGAAATTACAACGCCAACAGTGACTGCAAAGCAGATATCTACGGAAGAACTTACATCAAACGAAATAATAAATGCAGGATTGATAAAAGCTTCGGATGTTCGATTAAAAAGTATTAAGAGTGAAAATGGTTGGAGCGTATTTGAAATTGATGAAGCAAACAAATTAATAAATATTCCTTGTAGTGTAATGATCAATAAACTTATGGCAAGCTCTTGCGAAGCAGATAATGTAAAAATTCAGAGCATGCAAACAATGCAATATGAATATAAAATGACGAATCTTGAATGCACATTTATTCAATCAGGTGTGTTTGTAATTTTTTACGGAAGTGCTAATGTACATAGTTTAAAACAGAATGAATATATGCAATTTGAACCATTCGCACAGCCTAGTCCGCTTCCGGCAACGCTTATACCGAAGCATTTTAGAATTAAAACTGCAAGTAATGGCCCTGGAGGAAGAATTTTTACTATCACCTTAAGTTCGGCAGGATATTTACAAATACGAAATTGCGGAAAAGATTATGTGACCGATACACCGGGTGAACTTGGTTTTCGATTCGATTATTATCTCATGTAAAGGAGTGTGAAAAAAAATGGCGATACAGATGCGCAGGGGAAATAAGGCAGATTTTGATCCCTCAAAGATGTTACCAGGAGAATGGGCAGTAGCGATCAATAATGAAACACAGAATCAGATTGTATGGATGTGTTTCCGTGCTGGGGTCGTAAAGCGTATGGGAACATATGAAGATTTTAAGGAACAGATCAAAGAAGCCACGGAAGAAATTAAAAATGAATATAAGGAAGAATTTCAAACAATTCTAGGTGAAATTGAGAAACTGGCAGAGCAGACCAGTGAAAATAAGGACACAGTTGTACAGATCCGGGATGATACAGTCAATGTGTATCTGCCAAATATGTTGGAATATGTGAAAGAATCGGAAGCATCAGCCACAAAAGCTGAGTCAAGCCAGCAGGCAGCGGCAAAGTCAGAAGTCAACGCCAAAGCAAGTGAGGATGCCGCAAAAGCCAGTGAAACAGCGGCAAAAACATCCGAAACCAATGCCAAAGCGTCAGAGACAGCGGCGGCGGAGTCAGCCACGGCGGCAGCAACATCCGAGACTAACGCAAAAGCCAGTGAGACATCCGCTAGTCAGTCTGCAGCCACAGCCACAAGTGAAGCGGCATCTGCCAGCCAGTCCGCCAGTACCGCCACAGATAAAGCCACAATCGCAACGCAGAAAGCAACAGAAATCATCGGTAAAGCCGAATCTGCAGCAGATAGTGCAACCAAAGCACAGAGTTATGCCGTGGGTGGTACCGGGAGCAGAGAGGGCGAGGATTCTGACAATGCGAAGTATTATTTTGAACAGGTAAAAGATGTGTCTGAAGCTATTAAGGGCGGATTGCAGCCGAGAGGAACGG